TACGATGAAATTGATGTATTGCCTGTTTTTTATAAAAGACAATATGTTGAATGGCAGGATAGAGGAGCAAGCATGGGTGCGCCTGTAGCAATTCATACTGTTGATAGTGGTATCATTAATGAAACTACTAGAGACAAAATGAATAAAGATAGATTACCGAACGGTAATTATCTTGAGAATACAGCCAACCATTTTGTTGTTTTAATCTCTGACTCAACACCATCAACTGCATTGATTTCCATGAAAGCTACTCAATTAAAGATTAGCAAAAAATGGAATACAATGATGATGTCCATCAAGATGAAGGGTAAGAACGGTTTGTTTACACCGCCAACTTATAGCCACATTTATACGCTAAAAACTGTTCAGATGTCTAATGACAAAGGAACATGGTTTGGTTGGGATGTATCTAAAAAAGATGCCATCAAAGATAAGGGTGCCTATGAAATTGCAAGAACTTTTGCTGAAAGATTAAGCAAAGGGGATGTGCAAGTAAAAGCAGCGCCTTCTGAAACTAACACGGACGTTCCATACTAGAATTCACCAAGGTGAATATCTTGCAAGGAAAAGGCGACAACCGAGAGGGGGTCGCCTTTTTTAAAAAGATAATAATATGGTAGAGAAATTTATAAATATATTTGAAGGCTTAAAGAGAGCCCATGGGTGTACCTATATTAACTCAGTTCCTAAAGATGGTACTAAGTTAAAAACAAAATCTTTTGTAAAAAGAGAAAGTGTCACTGACGATCATTTTCAAAAACATTTAGCAGGCATTGAACCTACCTTAGGAATTATTCCTATTAATGAAGAAGATCTATGTAAATGGGGATGCATTGATGTTGATTCCTACGCAGGTTTTGATCATCAAAAATTATTAAAAAAAATTCAAACTTTAAAACTTCCACTGGTAGTATGTAGATCTAAAAGTGGTGGCGCACATATCTTTTTATTTTCAAAAGAACCCACAGAAGCTAAAATTATGAGAGATAAACTCTTAGAGATTAGAGCTATCTTAGGATTTGGTAATGCAGAAATATTTCCAAAACAAATAGAATTAAAATCAGAAGAAGACACAGGTAACTTTTTAAATCTTCCTTATTTTCAAGGAGATAAAACAACACGTTATGCTTTTACTGAAGCAGGTACCGCAGCTACTTTAGAACAGTTTTATAATATTGTAGACCTTAAAAAATGCAACGTTAGTAATATTAAAGTAAAAAGATCAGAGTCAGAATTTTCAGATGGTCCTCCATGTATAGAAATGTTGGCAGCAAGCAAAATCGCAGCAAATAGAAATATAGCTTTATTTCATTTTTCTGTATTTGCTAAAAAGAAATGGAAAAACTGGAAAGAAAAAATATCATGGTTTCATCAAGATTATATGGTAGGAGAATTAGAACAGAACGAAATTGATACTATTAAAAATCAACATGAGAAAAAAGAGTGGGGATTTTTATGTAAAGAAGAGCCCATGTGCAGTTATTGTGATAAGGATTTATGTAGAAAAAGAAAATACGGTATAGGAGATACTCCAACTTTTCCAGGTCTAAGTGATCTTCAAGAAATTCAATTAGAAGAACCTTATTATTATTTAAATGTGGATGGTAAGAGACTTAAACTTCCAAGTGCTAAATATTTAAAACAACAATCTTTATTTGAAGAAGCTTGTATTGGAGGCATAGGAATTTACCCACCTAGTATGAAGTTAAAAGACTGGAAAATCCTTGTAAATCAATTACTTAGCATGCGTGAAATAATTACTCCTCCAACAGGAACAACTAAAAGAGATCAGCTCACAAATCATTTAGAAGAATTTTGCACCAACCGTGCTTCTTCTAGTGTAGAAAAAGATGATATTAAAAAAGGAAGTGTATATACTCACGAAGGAAAACATTATTTCTTATTTGATTCTTTTTATTACGGTTTTTTACAAAGACGTAGATGGGATGTTAAATTTCAAGAAACAAGTCAAATGCTTAAAGAAGAGTGTGAATGTACAACGGATCGAATAACTATTGGTAAACACCGACCAACAGTAACTATTGTAAAATCTTTTGAAAAACCTCAAGAAGATTACAAACAAAAAGAACTTAAACCGAAGGATGCTTTTTAATGCTTAAAAGATGTTTTATAGAAAGTTTTATTGATGTAGGTAGTGGACTTATTTTAGCTATTTTAATACAGCTTTATATCTTTCCTTTTTTTGGACTCTATCCAACTATTTGGGATAGTATAGGGATTGCTTTAATTTTTACTGTTGTTTCTATTATAAGATCAGCGATTTGGAGAAATTTTTTTAGGAAGATAAAATGAAAACAATTGTACTAGGACCACCAGGCACCGGAAAAACAACGACTCTTTTAAACCTGGTCGATAAATATTTAAAACAAACTGACCCCAATAAGATAGGTTATTTTGCTTTTACTCAAAAAGCAGCACACGAAGCACGAGACCGTGCGATTGCTAAATTTAATTTAAGTGAAGATGACCTTCCTTATTTTAGAACACTCCACTCTTTAGCTTTTAGGAGACTGGGTATTCAAAAACAAAATGTTATGCAAAAAAGACATTACGCAGACTTAGGAAATAAACTAGGTTTTCCAGTAGATTATGAAGAAAATGATCAAGAAATGAATGGAATCTTTTCCGCTAAAAGTGATTACTTAAGAATTTTACAACTTGCGAAACTAAGAAATATCTCTTTTGAAAAACAATATGATTTAAAAGAGCATACTCAAGATGTAGAGTTTGATAAACTTAAAATTATAGCACATGAATTAGAAAGATATAAAAAAGAATATGGACTTATTGATTTTAACGACATGATTTTAAATTTTATTAAAGCTAATGCCTCTCCTAACTTTGATGTAGTGTTTGTAGATGAAGCTCAAGACTTATCTCTTATGCAATGGGATATGGTTAAAACAATATGGAATAGAACTACAGATAATTATATTGCAGGAGATGACGACCAGGCTATTTTTAAATGGGCTGGTGCAGATGTAGATAGTTTTATTGCTCTTGATGGAAAGTTTATTAATCTTACTCAATCTTATCGTATTCCCGCTAAAATTCATGAACTAGCTATGAAAATTATAGGCAAAATAAATAATCGAATTCCAAAATTATGGAAACCTAAAATGAAACAAGGAAAAGTTTCAGTTCATGCTGATTTTAGAGATATTGATATGTCTCAAGGTGAATGGCTAATCTTAGCTAGAACTCGATCTTTGTTAGATGAACTAGAAGAAGTACTTTATCAAAAAGGATACTACTATAAAAATAAATTTAAAAAAGGATATGAATCCGAGTTATATGAATCTATTACGCACTGGGAAAAATGGCGTAAAGGAGGAGTTTTAGATTATTCCACAGTATCTCAAATGTTTAATTATATGAGTCCGCATAAATTAGAAAAAGAAAAACTAGCGTTGATGGATAAAAATAATTTTTATTCTTTGAAAGAATGCCAAGACAAATATGGTCTTAGGACCGATAGCGTATGGTATGAAGCTTTAGATGAAGCTCCAACACGACGTGTCTCTTATATTAGAAAAATGAGACAAAATGGAGAGCAACTAAATAAAGTTCCACGGATTACTCTCTCTACCATCCATGGAGCCAAGGGAGGAGAATGTCAAAATGTCATTCTCCTTACCGATTTAACAAGACGAACGTATGGGGAATATGAACAAAGACCCGATGACGTTAATCGATTATTCTATGTAGGTGCAACACGAACCAAGGACCACTTACATATTGTAGAACCTAAGGATATTTATAAAAGTTATTTATTATGAGTGATACATACAAAAAACAAATAGGAGGATCCCATTACGCTTCCATGAAAATTCAACCTTCTGAATTTATTAACAGAAATAACATACCTTTTGCAGAAGGAAATGCTATAAAATATTTGTGCAGACACAAACAGAAAGGCCAAAGACAAGATCTATTAAAAGCAAAACATTATATTGATATGGCTATTGAAAGAGATTATGTGGATATGACTCCCATGACAGAAGAAGAAGAGTACCGAAACGCCGGTATCACTAAAGAAGAAGCAGAAAGAACTTACCCCCCAAAAAATTCTTGGGGAATGATTAAACCACGAGATAGGAGTTAAATAATGCAAATACCACTTTTTAAACCACAAACTGAATGGGTTCCACCTGAATCTTTTCCAGACTTAAGTCAAGAATGTGAAATAGCAATCGATTTAGAAACTAAAGATCCTAATTTAAACCTTTCGATGGGATCGGGATCCATTGTTAAAAATGGAAACATTGTAGGTATTTCTGTTGCTACTCAAACCTGGTCGGGTTATTTCCCCATTGCCCATGAAGGCGGTGGTAATATGGATAAAGCACTTGTTAAAAAATGGCTACAAGAAGTTTTAAATAATAGCGCTGATAAAATTTTCCACAATTCAATGTATGATGTCTGCTGGCTACGTTCAGAAGGCTATACCATTAAAGGTAGAATTATTGATACCATGATTGGAGCAGCCCTAGTTGATGAGAATCAATTACGTTATGATTTAAATAGTTGTTCAAGACGTTATTTAGGACAAAGTAAAGATGAAGCAGCCTTATATGACGCAGCCAAATCATGGGGTGTGGATGCAAAAGCAGAGATGTATAAACTTCCCGCTATGTATGTAGGCTCTTACGCAGAGAAAGATGCTGTACTAACATACAAGTTATGGCAAGAATTAAAAAAAGAAATCGAACACCAAGATATTCATGATGTATGGAAATTAGAAACTGATTTATTTCCTTGTTTAGTGGATATGAGGTTTCTCGGAGTACGTGTAAATCAAGAACAAGCAGCGATCGAAAAGAAAACATTAGTAGAACAAGAGAAAAAATTACTTCTAGAGGTGAAACA